TACTTTTTTATTCCATATATAGATACTTTTTATTTCATATATCGATACTTTTTGAGCGGCGAAGCGCGATGGAACGAAATCGCGGAAGTTTGTTTCGCAGAAACGAACGGAGCGATGTAGTGACAGAGCAATGTAGTGCCAGAGCAATTATGAACTCGGCAACGGCGACAAGCACAACTTAATCGTTCCTAACGACGCAACGTAGTATTTCACGACGAGTGGCATATCATTATCAAGATACATCTCTATTTGATTGCACAAGTTCGTGCATTTAATGAAATACCCGAGGTTTTTTAGCGAAAACTCACCCTGGATGATTTTCCCTGAATCCTTCTTATGAAGAAACTCCATACTTCCATCCGACTCTACACGCCGCACCTCCGCCGTAGCGAATTGTCCTGAACACCGAAATATCAGCTCATTCCCTACCGATTTAATCTCGAGTTTCTCTGAAATGCACGAGAGATCGCGAATAATCTTCTGAAAATCACACGAAGGGAGGTTAATCACACTCGAAAACGCGACCTGGGGTTCTACAAGGTCTTCGGGATCAGGCTCAATGAGCCGCAACTTCTGAGTCTTGCACTGCTTGATATCGCCATTCTCAAATTTAAGACCCAAATATGAAACTACGCCATCGTTGTAATCCTTCTTCTCAATATAGATGGTCAGCGTATCATCGTTGTCGATAGAGTTGATAAGCTTAAACAGATGGAACATATTCACGCCGATAATGATTTTGTCAAGCGCACATTCATACAATTCAAAATTGACAGCTTCAAGAAACATATGCGCCAACATCGTGTGAGATTTATCCATATTGATGATACGCATTCCGTCCTTCTGAAATGTAATATTCGTCTCGATTAGGATTTCTTTCAGGGCACACATGAGTGTTCGAACCGGCGCAATTTGAACCGTCTTGATTACAAGTACATTATCTGAATTAGAATACGCGTCGGCGCTGCTGGTTGATGACGATACCGCTGCCGCACCTCCACCGATAGTATGTGCGTTTGAATTCGAAAAACTCATCTTCTTTATACATTACATTTTAAAAATCTTTATATCTATTTGTGTGTAATATATAGTGGAATGGCGGCGAATGCGATGAAAACAAGAAAGCCAACACTTAGAAATAAAGATATAGGAAGAACCAGAACCAGAACCAGAACCCGAAAACAAAAACAATACCGCCGCGACGACGCCACCCACGATGATGGATGGATACGTATTACAATCCGCGGCGCACCTTACGAACGCGGCGTATCTCATGGAAAACAAGTGATCGCTACCGACCCTGAGAGATTTACATATATGTTCTCTGTGCTTGATTTTACATTCCGAGAGGGATATGGCCGTAATATCGAGTTTTTCTACGGACTGTGCGACGATTTTTACAAGGGCATTATTAAGCGCCGTTTCCCGAAGATATTCCGAGAGATGGAGGGTATCGCTGCTGGCGCCGGCCTTCGCGTATGTCAAGTAATCCTTATCAACGTCTATATGTCACTTCCGTATTTTTACGCCCATATGCTTCGTTATATCGACACACCCAAATACCGGAAAAAATACGCCGATGTCATCCGCGATGAATACGCTATTCGCACCGACCCCACCGCCCTCTCCGCCCGCGCTGCACGCCTGGACGAATTTAAAGACCGGTGTTCGTTAATCATGGCGGTTGGGCCGGGATGGACCAAAGACGGCGGGATTGTATGCGGACATTCTTCCTTTAGCAACTTTCTCGATGCCCAATTTTGTAATGTAATTCTGCGAATCGAACCCGAGGCGGGAGATGGATTCGCGATGGTGATGCAAAGTATGCCCGGCGGTGTATGTAGTATGACCGACTTCTTCGTGACCGATGCAGGAATCGTAGGGAGCGAGACGACGATACGTGGATTTAACGCATTCAAGTTACGCGACCCCATTTGTTGCCGTATCCGCGAATGTATGCAATACGGGAAGACCTTAGAAGAATATGCCGAGAGATTACAAAAACGAAACTCGGGGGATTATGCGTGTTCGTGGATGTTTGGGGATACGCGGGGCCATGGTGGAGGCCCGCGCATTATGCGTGTTGAACTCGGTCTTAATTACGTGAATGTTGAAACGACCCGCGATGGGGTATTTCTAGGGTTTAATTCTACATACGATGAGAGAATCCGGAAAATAGAATGCTCAAGTGCGTTGTCATCGAAGGCTGCAATTGGCGAAGACCACGCCGACGCCGATGCCGACGGGTTTCATAACGTCACGTCAAGTATTGGCAATCGTCGTGTCCAATTGGAGAAACTCGCGGAGAAGTATCGCGGGAGAATAGATACAACCGTCGTGAAACGTATTCTTGCGGACCATTACGACAATCATTTAGGAAAAACGGTGGCGAATTCGCGCACGGTATGTAAGCACGCGTATGCGGACACAAGCGGAACTGGAAGCGGAGCTCCTTTCAAACCCGTCGGCGCCTACGATACAAAAGTAGCGGATAGTGCGTTGATTCGCCGGATGTCGTTTTTAGCTCATTGGGGTCCGCCGTGCGGGACGCCGTTTTCGGTGAAGGATCATATGAAGAAACACCCGGAGTGGAAAGATTGGACGGAATATTTAGCGGATTTCCCGCGGAGGGAGTGGGTGGAGGTTTAAGTTAAATTATGTAATAATATATATAAGATAAGAATGGCGACCGGCACAATTAATTCCAAAGACATGTGGGGGAAGACACCCGCGCCGTCCGAATCGCCACAAAAAGTGGCGGCGCGGATGGCGGCGGTGTCGGCTGCAGAAGGGCGAGTGGGGGGGGAGGAGCGGGCCTATGCTAAACAACAAATGCGAGAGAAAGAGGCGGAGGAGGAGGATGATGAACAACGAAAGCGAAAGCAACCTTATGATAAACCTTATAATAATGGTGGTATGAACTCAGGTGGACGTAGTAAACGTGGTTCGCGTCGCCGTCGCACCCCAAAATCATCGCGTAAATCAAAGAAATCATCCAAACGCGTATTTAGGAAGAAGTCGCGGGCGACGAGGCGGCATTAAACCCCGCTGTGAATTGATTCTCAATATTGGAGGAATATAATATTGAGAATATGTATAAGAGAAAGATGTCCACAACAGTAGAAACCGCAGCATTACCAAATGTAGCAGGAGAAGAAGAAAAAATCGATATCAACGAGCAAATAAATGCTATTACGCCGGAGACACTAAAGGGTCTTGTAAATAATATTAAGCCTATTATTGATGCACAAAATAGTAATACACTAAAACTAGACTCAAAAGCTGAAAACAACGTCGATGCGAATAACACTAGTGCTCATCCATCATCATCATCACCACCACCATCATTATCATCATCATCATCACCATCATCATTAACAAATAGCGGCCCTGTGAATACAGATCTGTATGATATAGATGGCGATAAAAGCATGGACGGAGAAAAAAATAAATATAAGGGTTTGGGGGAGGTAAATGCTGCCAGATTAGAAAACAATTTAGATCCACTGTTAGAATTAAGGTCTGGCGGTCGTCGTCGTACCAAGCACAAGAAGCACCACAAGAAGGGCGGCAAGAAGAGTCACAAGAAGGGCAAGTCTTCCAAGAAGGTCGCGAAGCGTCGTAAGAGTTGTAAAACCGGCGGTCGTCGTTCTCGTAAGCAGAATAAGCATTAAAGGGTATTCGTAATTCGGTTCATTATTTTCGCATTAGTTGCAAAAATAATGATAACTGAAATCGTATTTCACATAAGATAATGTATAAAATTACTACTATACCAATATAAACCTAACCCAATATTTATATAATATTCACAATTTTAAAATAAGAATACAATATGTCCATCATGCCTGCACTACCCACCCTCTCCGAGACCATCGCTATTCTCTCGGAGATATGGAATACAAACGCGGCCATCCCCGGCAACGAGCACATTCTCGAGAGAATCCATGCCTACGTAAAGACCCAGCTTCCGCAATCGATTAAAAACTACCAGACAGCGCATACCGAACGCGAAACACGCAAACAATCTCTCGCGCTTGTCGCAGATGAAATCACAGAGACGTTCCTAAACAAGACGAAATATTTCTATTCCCCGCATTCGGAGCTTTACTTTACATATAATAATCAGGTTCGGTATTCGCTGATAAACGAGGATGAAATCCACCATAGGATACTAGCGTTCACATCGGATTCTGCGTCGGCTGCACCCAGCGCCCTTGGCGCTTCCGCATCCTCCGCAGTTTGTCCTAATAAGAGCACAAATCACCGCACGAATGGAGCAACTGCGAGTGCGGTTGGTTGTGCGAGTGCGAGCACGAGCGCAAGCATTAGCACGAGCATCAAATACAAAATCAAGAACCGGATTATCAAAAGTATCCAGGGCCGAGATATTCTCTCATCTATCCCCGAATCCCGCACCATCCAAAATGTGATTGCGCACATCTACCCTGCGCTCTTCCGCACCCGCGACCATGCGAAATATTTCCTCACTATCCTCGGCGATGTTCTCCTTAAAAAAACCGCACCTCTCATTTATTTTGTCCCTGTCGTCGCCAAAGAGTTCATCAAAGATCTAGGCGGAGAATGTTATGGACTATTTGGTTCAACAGCCAACTCTTTCAGTACTGCATTCAAGTTCAAATATTACGAGCATCAGTATAAGGATTGCCGGGTCGTTGATATTCAAATACAAACGCCACCAGCGTCCCTTCTGCGTCTCTCGCATATGCCCGAGCTCAAATCAGCGGTCATCGACATCTTCTGTGTTGCCGCACATTATTCGCACCGGTTCGGGAGTGCCGATGACTTCTTGCGCCTGCACTGTAAAACGCCGGAGGTGAGCGCGCACGCCTGGTTTTTACGCGACCGCACCGACCAGCAAGTTATCAAAGAGTTTATAGATTATGCAACAGAACCCGCTTCATCTGAACATGAAATCTCCATGACAAATATGCTGTATCTATGGAAGATGTATCTCTCGGAGTTTCGATTACCAAGTATGTTTTTTGCAGCGACGCTGCGTTCGAAATTAGCGGAGTATGCCGGCTGCGCAGGTACGGCAGCAATAGACGTATTTCCAAATCGCACCAGTAAATACCTTCCCGTTGTCAGTCAGTTTCGCCGTTTTTGGGGCGAGTATTGTTTCACGGATGACCGCGAAATCGAGTTGGAAATCGACGAACTTTCAACGCTATTTAACGAATACTCGGCGGCGGCGTCGGCGGCATCCGTAAGCGACGCGACCCTTATCGGTATGCTGCGCCATTTTTACCCCGACATTATTATCGAAGACGATAAATATATACTAAATGTTGGTTGTAAATTATGGGACAAAAACACCGAAATCAACGACTACCTAGAAGAATTCAAACAGCTGTGTCTCTCAAATAACCATTCGTTCCCACAACCGCTATACAACGCATACGAGTATTATTGCGGACGTTGTTATTCCACCGCTAAACGACGTATTATCAGCAAGCGATATTTTGAGAAGTATTTCATAGAAGAATACGCGAATTACCTCGATGAAAATGGAATGATTACGATTAAGTGGTGGATTGCGGATGAATCGATTTCACCGACATCACAAGCCGGAGGATCGGGCCTAGGAACAGGCCTAGGATCAGGATCGGATTACGACGACGACGACGACGACGACGAACACACATTATCATAAAAGTTATACAAGATACTGCGTGATTCATCACCTAATTCAGGATGAAACATCAGGCCATATACACTGTCTTTCACGAATTCAAACGCGCATGCATGCCGCCGACCATCGCGGAACTTCGTGATCCACGCAATCTCTCGAACAATTGTTTTAGAACCGGCTGAATGCGGCGGCGCAACCGGAAGTTCATGAAAGTAAAAATGCAGCTTCTCGTTCTCTTCTTGTCCTTTGAATATCTTATCTCTCGAGAGATCTAATTCAACCTTATTATTACCGCTCCACAAACTGTTGTACGACTGCAGCATGCCGCCATAATATACCATCAACAACTGACATCCATGACATATTCCTAGAACAGGTGTATTCTGAAAATAGTACAAGTAATACAATTCAAGATCGAGTTCAGGTTGGGTATCGTATGGCTTCACACGAAACCGAGCACCCGGTATAATCAACCCGCGTATATCTTTACGTTTGACGACTTCAGAATCACACTTCCGAGAGATTATATATGGTATATCTCGTGCATCGAGTGATTTATACAATTCGCGCAGCTTGTTGCTATGATTAGGAGTTTCTCGTGTAATGATGAGTAACATGAAATGTATAATAATTGGAACGGAACCCAGTTATTATATACAAATAATAATTATTCAAATAGGATTATTATTCAAATACTAATACTAAGATTGAAAGGACTAGTAATTATTGCCTCCAGACATTTTGACAATCTTGCCTTCTTCTATATATATTTTCACAGGAAATGTTGCTGCAAACCCGGAGTCATGAGTTACTACAATCGTTGTGGTCTTCTTTGCCATCTCGTTAATCATCTGCATGACATATTTCTTATGAAACGCATCCACCGCAGCAGTTGGTTCGTCCATAATTGTGATAGGTTTATTGCTAAGGTAGCTCCTCAGTAAATAAATAATCTGACGCTGCCCACCGCTTAAATTCTCGCCTCTCGAACCCGCCATCGTATCAAGTCCCTGTGGCAATTTCTTGAACACATTCATTATCTTCAGCTTATTCAGGATTGTAACGACTTCCTCCTTTGGAGTATTCGTTGCATAGCATATATTATCCAGCACCGAACGATTGAATAAGACCACCTTCTGCGAAACAATCGATAATTTAGTTCGCAGGTATTCGCGATCGATATTGCGTATATTCACACCATCGAATAGGATTTCACCCTCGGTTTGTTTAAAGAATCCGGATAGAAGTTTTATTATCGTGGATTTTCCGCTGCCGTTTGTTCCGATGATGGCAACACGGTCGAGAGATTTTATTTTGAAAGATACGTTGTCGAGAGTTTTTGGTGTTTCTTCAGAAGCATTCGTTCCCGCCGCTGTCTCTGCCTTCACTTTGTATTTGAATGATACATTCTTAAACTCAATATTCCCTGTAATCGGAATATTCGTTTGTGTTCCGTTTTCATCCTTGCCGACCAACAAATTTTTTACATTCGACTCGTTTTCTGCTAATTTACCATACTCCGCAATTACAACAATACTTCTCTGTGACGCAGTCTTAATATACCGGACAAAAAACAAGATTATAATAATAATTTTTATGGTGGTGCCACTATCTAATTGTCGCTTTTTATACATACGAAGAATGAAATAGACGTAACTGACAAGTACCGCTGTGATCGCAATCGATAACATATATCCGCTCTTAGATGTGTTCCATAACTGACTTTCATGAGCGTCGTCATAAATACAGTGTTTGTTGCTTAAAAACTCCTTCTCATCATTAATTTTTTTTGTGCAAATAACGCTTGTGGCGTTACTTAATACATCATCTATGTTAGACATCAAATTTTTCTCTTCACTTTCTCTTTGTTCGGATATATTTTTCGTTTCCAAAAGGATATAATAATACACAACGAAAAATAACGCGAAAACAAATATGGTTAAGAGTCCGATGGTTGGATTCAAATACAAGATATAACCTAGAATTACTATTGTAGTCAATACAAATGTAACAATCCAGTACATAAATCGACCGGTGAATGATGTCACGGTATTGGGGATTTTTAATGTATTTATGATATGTTTTGATATATCTTCTTTCTCATAATTGACCTCGATATTTTTGAAAATGACATCGATGAGCTTGAACCTGATAAATCTCTCCATCATAGGATAATAAATCTTATCGAAATAATTACCCACCATATAAACGCTGTCAATAAATATACTTAATGCCGCTATTTTCCAAAGAATTATTATCGAGTTATTGTATTCGATACCGTTGATAGCTGTTGTGAATTTGGCAAATAAGTCAGATAACACAATCATCTCAATCGGATTACATATTAGTGTGGTGAGAATCGTTATAAATATCCAAAACTTGTTATCTTTTACAAATTCTAAAATATAATTGATAATAATATTATTATGGTTCATGATAATAGTAATTTTAAAAATACTATTATAATAACATATAATAATAGTAACAATATCGTCTTACAGAAAAGTTTAACGCCTCTTAGGAGTATTCACGAGACGAGCGCGCTTTCCAGTCTTGCTATTAATCTTAATCGCGCCAAACTTTCCCTTACGAGCGGTGTAACCGTACTTGCGCAGGCGGTTCTCCTTCTTGGCGGTTGCGTGCTTCTTAGCAGACACAATACGGCCGTGCTTGTTGAACACGAGCTCGCTCCTGGTAAGACCACCGGGGGTCTTGTAAGCAGTTTCGTGCCAGACCTGGGCGCGAGACCCCTCCAACATTTCGTATTTCTTGCCATGCATGTGGTAAAAACCATCATCGCTACGATCGCATCGTTTCACCATTTTACTAAATCTCTAGTTATAACATATCATTAGAAAAATATTAGAATGAATTTGTAACCGGTGCACCAAACCCGCCAGGAGCCCCCGACCACCGCCCAAATCGATTGATATTATTAACCGCATATACTTTTTTCACATTTTTCGTTTCAGTCGCTACACGGATATTTTGCGCGTAAAGCATCTTTTTGGTTATATTCGTGTTATTCGTGGATGTCGCCATTCCGGCGGTTGGATTCGTCAAAGTCGGGCATTTATAATACGGAACGCGAATATCGTTATTTTGATTATTGATGACAACAGGATTACCTGATGCATCATATTGGACAAGTGCATCATTGATACGATATATATCGCTACAGGTAAGACCCATCCCATATGTTGTACGATAACGTGGCGCGGTCATATTTGCAGTAATTAGTGTCGCTAAAGATACATACACCATACAAAAATAAAATTGAACATGAGTTAAAAGAATCATCGGAATATACTGTACGCATTTCATCTCGTATCAATAGTTCATTCATTCGTTATGCCGCCTAAAGCTACCGCTGCTGCTGCCGCCGCCGCCGCTGCTGCATCCGAAGACCTCAACAAATATCAAAAAATGACAGATCAAGAACATATCCTCAAAAAACCGGACACATATATTGGAACAATCGAACGAGCAGAAACGACGGAGTATGTCATGGATCCTGCTCCTGCTCCTGCTCCTGCAACCGACGCCACCACCACCACATCCGCCCCCGCTGCTCCTGCGCTTACCCGTCGCAACATCACCTACATCCCCGGTCTCTACAAACTCTTCGATGAAGGTATGGTGAATATGCGTGACCATGTTGTTCGTCAGGCACAGGCCGTAGCCGACGGAAAACCTGATGCGCTTCCCGTTACAACTCTCGAGGTGGAGATAGACCCATCTGACGGAACCATCCACATGACAAATGACGGCAACGGTATCGATGTCGCCCAGCATCCTGAACACAAACTCTGGGTTCCTGAAATGATTTTCGGCCATCTTCGCACATCGACCAACTACGACGAGAACAAGAAAGAGAAAATCGTTGGCGGGAAAAACGGGTTCGGTTTCAAACTCGTCCTTATCTGGTCGGTTTGGGGGCGTGTGGAGACCGTCGATCACGTCCGCGGCCTGAAATACGTTCAAGAATTCAAGAACAATCTTTCGGAAATCATTCCGCCGGTCATCACCAAGTCGAAAGTCAAGCCTTATACCCGCGTATCATTTCGACCGGATTACGCGCGGTTCGGTCTCCCGGGCAATAATCTCACCGCCGATATGATCGCACTATTCATGAAGCGCACCTACGATATTGCCGCTGTCACCGACAAGACTGTAAAAGTGAAATACAACGGCGCGGTTGTCCCGGTTCGTCATTTCCAGCAGTACGTCGATTTGTATATCGGCGCGAAGGGAGCGAGTGAAGCCGGCGGCGGTGGTGGCGTGAAGCGCATCTACGAGAACCCTGACCCCCGCTGGGAGTACGTCGTCTGCCTCACCACAACTGACGAGTTTGCGCACATCTCATTCGTCAACGGGATTTACACACCCAGGGGAGGCAAGCATGTCGAATACATCACCAACCAAATCGTGCGTAAGTTGGCCGAACTTATCAAGAAGAAGAAGAAGGTCGATGTGAAGCCGAATACAATCAAGGAGCAACTGATGCTTTTCCTGCGCTGTGATATCGAGAACCCGTCGTTCTCTAGTCAGACGAAGGATGAGCTTGGTACCGCCGTTGCGAATTTCGGGTCGAGTTGCAAAGTCAGCGACGAATTCATCGAGAAACTCGCTAAAATGGGTGTGATGGACGCAGCGTGTGCGCTGACCGAAGTGAAGGACACGAAAGCTGCGAAGAAGACAGATGGCGCGAAAACCCGGACCATCCGCGGTATTCCTAAACTCGTCGATGCAAATTATGCAGGGTCGGCAGACAAATCGGCGCAATGCACAATCATCTTATGCGAGGGTGATTCAGCCAAGGCCGGTATTATCAGCGGTCTTAGCAAAGAGGACCGAAACTATATAGGTGTTTATCCGATGAAAGGTAAGCTCTTCAACGTACATGGCGAGACGACGAAACGAATTTCAGAGAATCACGAGATTGCGGAAATCAAGCAGATTCTTGGCCTTGAGACTGGAAAGACATACACCCCCGCCGATGTTGCCGCGAAGTTGCGTTATGGTAAGGTGCTCTTCATGACCGACCAGGATTTGGATGGCGCGCATATCCAGGGTCTCGGAATCAACCTTTTCCAGACAGAGTGGCCATCGCTCACGAAAATGCCTGGTTTCATCGGGTTTATGAATACCCCGATCCTGAAAGCTCGCCGCGGCGTCCAAGAGGTCCTATTCTACAACGATGGCGAGTTTGAGGCATGGAAGAAGCAATTCCCGAATGCGGTCGTTCCTGCAAGTTGGAACACGAAATATTATAAAGGTTTAGGTACCAGTACCGGAAAGGAGTTCAAGGAATATTTCCAGCACAAGAAGATGGTGTCGTTTGTTCATACCGGGAAGGAAAGCGACGATCACCTAGATATGGCCTTCAACAAGAAACGCGCGGATGACCGGAAGGAGTGGTTGTCGAATTATTCGCGTGAAGCTTACCTAGATACATCGAAACCCGAAATCCCTTATGAGGAGTTCGTCGATCGCGGCCTCATCCACTTCTCCATATATGACAACGAGCGTTCCATTCCAAACTTGATGGATGGACTGAAGATTTCGTTGCGTAAAATCCTGTACGCAGCATTCAAGAAAGGCGGACTAAAGACGGAAATCAAGGTGGCGCAATTCAGCGGGTATGTTAGCGAGCATTCGGCTTACCACCATGGTGAGGCGAGTTTGAATGCGGCGATTGTCGGGATGGCACAGAACTTCGTCGGCAGCAACAATATCAATCTATTAGAGCCGAATGGTCAGTTTGGCAGCAGATGTGCTGCGGGTCAGGATTCCGCCAGCGAAAGATATATCTTCACACAGCTTAATCGTCTGACGCGACTTATCTACCGCCAAGAAGATGACGCCGTCTTGACTTACATCGACGACGACGGACAGATGGTTGAGCCAATCTATTACGCGCCCGCGATCCCGATGATTCTCGTGAATGGAAGCAAAGGAATTGGAACGGGATTCAGCACGGATGTGATGCAGCACAACCCGCTTCAAATAATAGCGTATGTTCGTGCTATGCTCGCAACTACGTCTGTCGCCGACCGCCCCGTCATCGAGCCATACTTCAAGGGTTTCAAAGGGACGATACGGAATATCGGCTCCGGTGCTCCGGCTGCGGTCGCAGCCTCCGCTAAGTACCTCATCAAGGGAACATACGAAATCGTCGCCGACCGTAAAGTGCGTATTACAGAGTTACCGATTGGAACATGGACAGATGATTATAAGCAATTTCTGGAGAAGTTGATGGAAGCACCCGCGGTATCAGATAAGGGCAAAGACAACGGTAAAGGCGGTGCCTCCTCTGCTTCATCGTCGGCTCCCGTTCTGAAAGAATACAGCGACATGTCCACCGATACAGTCGTGGATATCACCGTGACGTTTCATCCATCATACCCTCACACACCGAAAGACTTACAAGCGTCCATCGTGGATGCAGATGCAGGAACAAACAAACTGGAGAAGCTGCTCGGGTTATTCACAACACAAAGTACAACGAATATGAACCTCTTCGACGCACATGAGAAACTTCGAAAATACGCAACGATCTACGACATCATCGAGGATTATTACGTGGAGCGACTGGCTCTTTACGCCAAACGCAAGGCGGTGATGTTGGCTCAGCTCACGAACGAGTTGCGCGTCCTCACGAACCGCGCGAAATATATTCAGGAAGTGCTTGACGACAAGTTGGAGTTGCGTCGTCAGACAAAGGAGGCGATTTTCGCGAAAATGACCGCGCACGGTTATGAGCACATAGAAGGCGACACCGAGTTCAAATACCTGCTGAAGATGCCGATGGATAGTGTGACAGATGAGAACGTGAAACATCTTCTCTCGGAGCGTGATTCCAAGCGCGCGCAACACAAGCAACTTACAGATACATCGATTGAGGCGTTATGGACTCGGGACTTGGATGAACTGGAACATGAGTATAAGAAATGGGCGACCGCGGCAGAGGCGGCATCAGGGGCGATGGGCGGTGGTGGCGGCGCAGTGGCGGCGAACAAAAAGAAGATGGTCGTAAAGAAGGCGTAATGCGTATATAGTTAGAATATAACTTCAAACGCGGGTCGCCTTTAAAATCGGTATTGTAATGTACCGTGAGAGAACACGCGAGCGTGAACGAGTGATGTTATGTTTTATTTATTTCAGTAACATATATGTATGACCTGATAGGTGTGTCGGTAACTTCCGGGATAGGTACTTGTGATGTACCTCCAAACTGCCAGAGCCACGTATTGCTTGCTCCATACAACAATCGCGCCCACCATCCAGAGTCGGTGAATAGGTCTTCTATGAATTGCAAAACTTGATGACTTGTTCTGAAATTATAATTACAATACCCTATCGAATTTTTATTTCTGGCCATAATCCACCGATAGTCTTCCGTATAGTCTCGTTTTTTAACAACTGTGGACATAATTCCAGAAATGGGGTTATTTGCGCTATATATTTTCATCATGTTTTCGTCGGAGTTATAGAATCCGTAACCATACGTTGAACATAATAAATAAATATGGTAATACCATTCAGCTGTGCGATATTTAGAATACGCCGTATTTGTAGTCATATAGCTGTTAAGGTATCGTCTTGACTTACTATCGGCGTCAATCAAGTTCATAACGTCATTATAGTATGTTTGAAGGAGTTTGTTGCATGTTTCTTCACTACTACTTACGGACGAAAAGTGTTCGGCAGGACCAATTGCACTTACCGCGTCGAATTTGCTATGAATCGTTTTCAGTATTCCTTTATTTACATCGCCTGTAATTACATTTAGTCCGTTTTTTCTACACAAGGTAGCCTGTGAGTCACTTATCGTTATTCCCATTCCGTCAACTCCTCTACTTTTGCAGTATTGCAACCAGTGTCCATTACCGCATCCAATATCAAGTATTTTCATACCAGGTTCAAGTTTCAAGTATTCAAAATAAGTGCCAAATTTTTGTTCATATGATTCAATATTCGATATATTCCATTTATTGTCAAATAGCCCTTCACTCAAATCAGATGATGTTTCGGACGTTGCAGTCCCTACTGTTAATTCTTTGTTTACAATTTCTTTACAATAAATATTCATCCAGTTGTAACAATTTTCTGTGGTTTCGCCTTCATCTTTAAATATGTCAACATGCCATACATACCATAACAATTCATGTGCTGCAAATAATAATACGATAACAGGTAATGCATAATATAACTTATTGAAGTAATACTTTGATACTGATAGTCCAATAAATAAAAGCAACCAGCAACCTATTGTATTTCGTTGCACTATTGTATTTACTTCCATTTTTTTAGCAATAGACACAAGTATCCATAATACAGTTAATATGAAAGCAAGCGGGTACACCATATCAGGAAATGGTGTATTCATTCTAAATGTTTAAATTTTATTATATATTGTTGCATGTTTTTATTTTACGGTTTCAAACTTATAGGATTTATTTTACATTAAATTTTACTACCATTAACTAATAAATAACTAACTATTATAATCCGTTACACGGTTATAATTATAAATTAAAACCACGGTTTCAGTTCCAGCGTCTTGTGTTTGTAATCCGAGAAATTCGGGTGTGCTATCGGAGCATACATACTACTGACATCACGTTTGTATTGCACGTATCCCTCCGCCTCACTATGCACGCGCGGGACACAATATTCAAATACTAATTCATTTAATTCGATAATCTGCTCGCGGATGGCGGTCGGCGCATTCGCCGAATTCTGTAAATAAATCGTACGCATAATGATACGAAGGGTATCGCAGTCCTGTTCGCCAATCACGTATTTGCCACGCGACCGCTGATAAACACCTGCGCGGATTCCGTTCTGAATAATCTGCATATTTTCCTTACTAAAGAACGCATTAGAGAGCGGCGTGTTTTCCCAAATACCATTCAAAGCATCGCGGTAAGTCACACACTGATGAACTGGGTTCTTATCATATAGCGCAAACTGGTCTTGTATTGGCGGGGTAAGAATATCAAGACGACCATTTTTAGGCTGTCCAATAAATGTCTCTTCTGAAAAGGTGCGATAATCAAAACGATTCATATGAAGATACTACTAAATAATATTGTTGTATATTGTATATATATTTTTATCGCTAGTTTTATATCACTACTATTTATATAGCGAATTCTTTCGTATCATATGGATTTTATCTCGAGTTCAAAAAATGCTGGTTCATCCGCGTTTGGAAGTTCATCAACTAGTGGAAATGGAAGTAGTGCAGCTGGAGGCATGTTTAGCAACTTTTTCAATCTTACAATACAAAAAATGGTCTTAATATTAGCAATTATTGCATTTATTATCTCTATTGGCACTGTTGCGATTTTACTATGGAAATCAAAAAGCACGCAAAAGTGGCCGCCCGAGATTGCCAAGTGCCCTGACAGGTTAGAATTTGATGGAACCGATTGCGTGGATAAATATAGATTGGGATATACGCTGCGCGCACCAAGCCAAACAGATAACTGTGCTAATTTCGACAAAGTAAAAGCCGCTGCTTACACCGGGACAGGTCTGACTGGTGTTGAAACCGGATATGTTTCATGGGAAGGCATCGTCGATGGACAAAAATCACGCGCGAGTTCTTTGAAGTGTCTCGTATAATTCATTCATGTATGACATAATACTATAAAAGCATTATGTCATCGTTCGGTATTTCTGACTCTTGATCACCACTCATTCGCCTTACATGCCATAAGCACCAGGTGCAGCACCCGACGCCTGCCTAGCAACAGCCGGAAGAGAATCGGATGGTGAACCCATACCATAGGTGCCTGCCTTCATATTGCCGGTCACACACATCGAATAGAACAAACGAGACTGAAAGTACATGAGGGCATACACCAAAATCATCAAGAATGAATAAAAACCACTTATTATCGTGATTTTTCCCCTAAATAGAAGAACCAGAGATGAAACGAACCCTAAAGCCGCGACCGCCAAGAAAATAAAATTCGCGACAGTAAGCCAATAAAACAGTAAGCAATAATCCTTATCAAGAGGAGCAAACAAATCCTGAATTGCGTTCATTTTCTCAATATACTCGTTTATAATATATAAAAACAAAAAAAGCTATTCACATAGTCTATAATGGAGAACTATACGACATTTCTTGGTCGTGAAACCACATATAACAACATCCGCGACTTCCTAGCGTCATTCCAGAAAAACAAGTCTGATCTCACATTCAAGCGTGGTGTATATATCTATGGTGCGCCGGGCTCTGGAAAAACAGAATTCGTTGTAAGATTATTAAAAGAATTGAATTATGACATGGTGAAATATGATGCAGGCGATATTCGCAACAAGTCTATCATCGAGTCCATCACCCAGCACAACATTTCGGATAAAAATATCATGTCGATATTCCAGCGTAAAGTCCAGAAAATCGTCGTAGTTATGGATGAACTTGATGGTATGAATAACGGCGATAAAGGCGGAATCACGTCACTCATCAAACTCATTCGTCCTAAAAAGACGAAGAAACAGAAACAAGAGGAAATCACGATGAACCCCATCATTTGTATCGGGAATTACCACATCGACAAGAAGATCAAGGAGCTGATGAAAGTCTGCTATGTTTATGAGTTGAAAACACCAACACCGATGCAAATGACGCAAATTATCGACCTGACGTTGCCTGGTGTTGATGCGACGATGCGAAAAAATATCATCGAATTTGTCCAAGGCAATTTACGTAAGCTTAGCGCGGTTATGGAGATGAATAAAAAATCAAACACAATACTCGCTAATAATATTCTTCATGCGATATTTCAGCCAAAAACATATAACGAAGATATCAAAAAAATCACCGAAAAATTACTGAATACAGAATACCCCATTTCTGACCATAATATTCTTATCAACGAAACAGACCGCACCACAATCGGGTTGTTATGGCATGAAAATGTAATCGATGTTCTTGAAAAAATGCCAGTATCTGTTTCAGCGCCGTTTTATAAACTCGTGCTCGACAATATCTGCCAGGCCGATTACTTTGACCGGATTACATTTCAGAACCAGATTTGGCTTTTTAATGAGTTATCATCTCTTATCAAGACGTTTTACAATCATTACTTATATCACAAATCGTTTCCGAAGAAGGCGAGGTTTCATCCTACAGAGGTTCGTTTCACAAAGGTCCTTACCAAATATAGCACCGAGTATAACAACCAGTTATTTATACAGAATTTATGTATTCAGCTTTCGATGGACCAAAGCGACCTTTTTACATTTTTCATGACGCTGAAAAAACAGTATAGTGAGGAAGAAATCCCGCGAATTTTAGAGATGTATGAAATCACGAAACTAGATGTAAATCGGATTTATCGGTATTTAGACAAATATATGGAGAAAATGGAGCCAGAATGCGATGATTTTGAATATGATCTAATATGAATAATGACGCGTTTGAATAATACCGAAAAGATATTATGAGTATTTAGAACAGAATTCATTATTATGGGTGCATCTATTTCGTTTGATTCAAAATATCGCCTAGTTTTAGATACAGAGGTTGAATGTATTTCGGTGAATCCGCCCGATGCATCTGCAACACATAAGAGTAAGAAATCCGACCGCAAGAAAAATAACCACCACCACGACGACGACGACGACGATGACAACGACCGTGCTAGCGGAAGCGGAAGTGACAGCGCTAGTGGAAGCGGAAGTGACAGCGCTAGTGGAAGCGGAAGTGACAGCGACAGCGACGACGAAAACAAGACCTATACGGTAAAAATCACACCCGAAATCACAAGTTATATCCGGAGTTATCTTCGTAAAACTCAATTTTTGGACGAATTTGACCTCATCACCGAAATCGAACTGGATAACTATAATCATACACCAGGCACTGCACTCGTTTTCAATTCTGATTCGGTTGTATTCATCACAAATAATCAGACGATCGAGGCTGTTGGAGAGTGGGAATATCTTCCGCCTGAGCACCAAGAACCTCCAGCATCGAAATCAAAGTCAAAGTCCAAGTCCAAGGATAAGTCTAAATCGAAGAACCGACGCGACCGCGACCGTGACGACAGCGAGAGCGAAGACGACCACGCAGATGACGAGAGACCGAAGTATAAAACAAAGGAGGATGACCTTCCGGTTAGTGAGATTGAAAATATTCTGAAGGATAAGTTCGAAGAATACAATAAAACTCATGAATTCATTATTCACGAATCAAAGAATAGTTTTCTCTGCTTGAAGATTAACTCTGTTGAGATCGTAAAAGCTTAAAAATACGCGCTTGATAATATCAATTTCAGTAAATGATATTATCGTAATTCGATGATCGTAATTCGATTATCGTAATTCGATTATTACACATAAATTGTTTCAGGCTCTGTCGTTGATGGGCTCGGGTGAGAACTTGCAGCATCCGCCTCTACCACCGTATCTACCACCATATCTACCATCGCCCCCGCCGCCCCCGCCGTCACCGCCGCCGCTGCACTGTTGTTGTTCTTTTGTAACAATTCATATTTTTGCGTCAATACAGCATATTCATGCTTCAATTGCGCAAGCTCTTTATTACGAGCTTCTACATCAACCTGTAGATTTTGGATAATCTGGACTACTTGTTGATTACTCAGCGTTACTGGCGGTTGTCCAGGTTGTTGAAGTATGATTTTTCCACCAGCATCCCCTCCCGCCGCTGCAGCATCTTCTGCCATCTTTGCGCGCTCCTTCTCAAGTTGAAGTGTCTGTGCGATGACATCCGGCTTCATTTCAGGTCGTCCGGGGGCATAATTCTCCAACAATTTCTCCAACTCAGACAAATAAAAACGACGAAGATTAGGATCTTTAATGAAATCCATGACTTTTTTCGGCGAATCTCTCACAACCTCCGGATTCGCATTCACCAATAGCTTGCGCTTATCAAATGTATTATGTTCATGCGAAAATACCAAAATCACCTTCATCGGGTCCAGTTGAACGAACGGGACCGTATAGTCCTTCAAGAATGCACGCTCCTCCGCCAAACATGCGTCTTCATTATACTTATGTTGCTTCAATAGCTTCCGCTTAAATGCAAATGTTCCGGCCGTCGCGTGATTCGGGCCATACGGTCCAAAACGTTTCATTTGTTTGATATGTTTGAAATAAATATAAATCTCACTAGAACCAGCGCATAATGCTTCTGGATGCGAGACCAGCATCTCAACCGCGTGAGATACGCGTTTCGGCGGATAATAATCATCATCGTCCATATAAACTAGAATTTCACCGCGCGACTTCTCGTGCATCAGGTTGCGCTTCTTTCCAAGTGTCATTTTCGTGTCATACTTAAAATACTTCACCCTCGGGTGTGATGCGATAAGGTCTTCCACCGGGTCGGTTCCGTCATCAATAATAATCCACTCCATACGGTCCTGTGGATAATCTTGTGCGTTAAAACATGTAATCATCGCATTAATAAATGGGCGGCGATTGAACGTAGGAGTACAAACACTCACAAATGGGTATTTCTTTAAATACTCGGGTGTTGATTTCTCATTAACATGTGTTGCCGGTGCAGCAGAGGACGTTGCCGACTTATTTTTTTTACCCATATTCGCGTCGTATCGTATAAATGAATATAATACTTAATATACGATATTATTTATGTTCTTTACACCGTCGTAAAGAGGAATTACGCACCCCAATTTTTAAGGGTGTTAACGAATTCCATAATTCCTTGCCAATAATGCGTTAAATACAATATCAGCAACATCAAAATCACGATCGCCGCGACATTCAAGTCCAAATACTCGAATGCATAGAACATTAAGGTCAAATTAAAGAAGAAGAATATAATCGGGACATAGCGTGAATATAACTCGCGGTATTGGTCCCAGTGAAGAAGCGGGTAAATAAAGAATGTCCCGATAAACTGGAATAGCTGAACAAAATAAGAAACCGCCGGTATTATACCAAGACCAAACCCGGTAAATAATGACCATAATGACCCGCCTATAAATTCCTTACGATTATCCGTTGGATTCAAAATCATACCGATAACAGTCGTGAAAAAAGGCCCACCCATCAACATAAACCCGACAAAGAGAAGAAACACAATCGGCATAAAGATTATAATGAGCGGTGAAACGACATCATATAATTCTGCTGGTATTGCGTTCGACATTTTCAATATTTGTTCAAAGACATACAACATCATCGCGCGGTCGGATGAAAATGAAAATATGAATGCGTTGTTAATCCATTGCTTGAAACGTGCTTTAATAAAATCCCAGTTCAAAAGATTTACCTTCGTTACCCCTTCATCCACACTATCTTTCACCATATCTACATCTTCTTTGGTAAGACAGAACCATTTGAATACGTATGTATCCAGAAGAATAGCGGCTTTCATGTAGATTTTTTTGCCGGTTTCGATTTTAGGGTCGTCGGCGATTCCACCGAATTTATCGTCGCATTTATCCGCATCACACGATGTATATTCATTTGTATAACAATACGGCCACTGATGTCGGTCAGTCGGGAATAGTTTATTTAAATTGAGTCCATTATTGCGAATACTTTCTGGTGTAGAAAAAAAGAGAATATTCACACATATCACCGAAATGATTAGGGTTTCGATAAAAAGTGTCAATACACTTAACCCGAACTCTTTAAGCGCTGCAAGATCGAAAAGTGATTTCGGTTTTGCCTTTTCTTTTTTAGGTGTTTCTTCTTCTTTCACATTTGTTTCTTCTTCTTCTTTGTCATCACCACCGAACATTCCCCCGACTTTGCTAAAAGAGCTACTTTCTTCTTCTTCTCCGCCACCGCCGTCGTCTATATTTGTTTCTTCATCATCCGCCATCGTATATGTATTCTGGTTATATATACGATATAATAATTTTGGCGCGTTTCGCGTCGCTTCCATAGCTCCACCGCATCACGTCGCTTCCATAGCTCCACCGCATCACGTCGCTTCCATAGCTCCACCTCGCGCGGTGCGCTCAGTTCCGCTATTCCGCTCCGCGCCTGAGCAACTACGATGCCAACGCCATGCTACTAAATACACGAAATGAAGAGACAAGTGATGAAATACAGAGTGGAGTTGCGGAGCAGACGAAACGATGTATTTCATCTCGCGTACATCAACCCGCAATTTCCAGATACAAACGTCAGCACATTATACCGCTCCTCCAATATATGTAAATCATAATTATAGAGATAAATATTCACGTTGGGTTTATTCATACCAATAATCTCTCGTGTATTCGGATTACAAATCACTTTCACCTCAGCTGCAGAGTCCAACGGCGGATATATTGTTGCCAGTTCCAACTCAATCTGGTTGAACTTACTCATATTGATAGCACCACTAGGTTGAAGGTCGAACGGGTCGGAATTCAGGCAAAAATTGTAACAATAAATCCCGGGTTTCGCACTTCCGCGTGTGCGTGTATATTTTTCCACGTAGTTATAGACACCTGCATCCAGTAAATTCTCTCGATACTTTCCATTCAAAGAAATCCCCAACGCCTGCAAAATGTCGCGCTCATTCTCAGATTGGAAATCGCCAGTAATATGAAGTCCGGTCAGTCGTTTATCCTTCGGATTTATACCGGGACCAATCCCGTTTTTGGGACCATTTTTATCAAAGAAGTATCGGTCATTTGCGAATGCGGGATTAAGGTTTGTAAGGATGTCGGTCGTCTGCCGGACGTCTTCACTAAACGCTGATGGGCGCCAGTCATCATCAATCGGCGCTGGAATAATATCATACGGCAAATAACCATAAGGCCAATTCGTATAATTGCTCCATTCATTTCGCATATTCACATCGCTCCTCTGAAAGAACATCGTCCATGAAGCCACCATTCCCATCGAATTCTCTATTTTGAGTTTCTTGTTGCCGGTTACATCGTTGAACACCCAATCATAATATGACTTAATCAAGTATTTTTGTTGGTTGGCTGCGAAGACTTTGGATTCTTCATCCGAGAGAAAACAGTATGTCGCCATCAAATGAACATCAGCGTTCCAGTCAGTGCGAATGCTCGGATATGAATTGAGAGATAAATCAATACTAGGTGGTGGATATAAAAACCGCCACATTTGGTGAAGCGGATTCGTTAAATCGGGTTGGACAACCGGCCAATAATTACCGGGGTCGCCTACATCACGAATCGTGAATAACTCTTTCACCGGCCGCAGCGTGACATCAATTTGAAGTTGATTATACTGAAGGCAAACGAGCGGAAAGGCCATCTTGGATGACAACGTAAACCACGCGTTGATAGGAATATATAACTTTCGACCACGTATAGATGGTTCTGCGCCAGCGACATTACCTGTGCGATAGGCGTTGGGATATTGGTTCAACCTCGCACCTGAACATCCTGGATTGTATAACTCAGGCACATGTCCTGTCATTTCATTATATAAATCACGCTTGGTATTATCGAGGTCGCGCTCTACAATCGCCATCAAATTATTACCGGTGAAACGCTGGAGGGTCATTCCGCCCACCGAAATCACGATTTCCTTTATCATTTGTGTACCCAGATTCTCGATCCACCGAAACTCATAAGGTGCCCACATATCGTTGACATTCGCAGGAGGATGAATCGGGCTCCAAATCGACGGCAGTGTAACGCATACATAGGTATCCATGAGTAGTTCGGCGTATCTCGGAACGTAAAATGTGAATTTGGATTCTTCGGTCATACGCAACTTCTTCTGACCATCAAAATCAACTCTAAACTTTTGAAGACCAAAATTCGTATATTTAAGATAGGTGCTTTTGAAAAATGATTTTTTGGGGTTGCCGTTGAGAATAACGTTTTGATTGCCTGTAGCAACCAAATTCAATAAACCACCAGTCATTTAGTATTTTATTCGTTGCTTGTTATTTGTTATGTTATAATAACTTTATATAAAAATCTATATTATATACAACATAATGAAAGAAAATCAGATCGAATTCGTATTCATAGGTCTAATTATTATCGTTTTTGCAATATGGAAGATATCAGAGCTCATTAAAACACGATGTTACCAAGCAAAGGCTATAAAAGAAGGATTCGAGGCTGCATCGAAGGAGGCTGTGAAGGCGGCGGCGGCGGCGGCGGAAGCAAAAAAAAACCAACAACCAGAACTCATGACCCAATTGAATGAGTTACTCAAAAGGAATAACGTAGAAACGTTTATCTCAGAGGCTGCATTATCCACCGAGAATTTTACAGTAGAAACACCGGAAAATGAAATGACGGTGAATCAGCGTAAAAAGGCGGCAACAATACTTGATAGTTTCAAGACCGGCACGCAGCCCCCGCCCCCGCCCCCGCCCCCGCCCGTAGCTGCGCCGACTACAGATAAACCAATCAACGCAGTAAAAGAAGGTTTGGAAAACCCGGATGAAAACACGAAGGCCTTCATCGATAAAAATATCACGTCGATTAACCCCGAGGACAGCCAAAGTAAATTCAAGTTGCGCGATTATTACATCAAATCCGCATATAATGCATTCAATCCGGATAAATTCAAGAACTCGAATGTGAGCATGGATGCACTTTTGTATGTGATCGCACGTGGTTGTCGTTTTATCGATTTCGAAGTATTTTCGGTGGAAAATCAGCCAGTTATTGCATCATCTTCGGTGAATTCATTCAATTATAAGGAAACATTTAATCATATTCCCGTAAGCGATGCATTTGAAGTATTGGGTAGTTACGTGTTTTCTGGCTCAAAATGCCCGAATCCAGGCGATCCATTTATTATTCATATGCGTATGATGTCGCGAAATGTCACCATGTACGATAATCTGGCGAAGATCATATCTCAGAGCAAAACCGTTGCAAGGAATTTGTTGGGTCCAAAGTATGGCCGCGAATACCAATCTAAGGATTTAGGGAACGAAGACCTTTTGGGCTTTAAGGGAAAAATCATACTGATGGTGGATGGGACAAACCAGGTGTATCGAAATACCAAACTGTTTGAGTTGATTAATATGAGTTCAAACTCGCTTTTTCTCTCAAAATATACGTACTTTGGCGTGAAAAATGTTGCCGATCCACAAGCATTCAAGGATGCGAATAAGAAGAATATGTGTCTTGTCATACCAGATAAAGGAGGTCGGCCAATCAACGACGGACATAACGGGCCATATACATGGGGTTGTCAAATCGCCGCGATGTGTTTTCAGGAAGAGGCGCGTGATGAGAAACTGAAAGCATATGAAGATAAATTTTCATCAGTAGGGTATGCGTTCATCTTGAAACCGGAGGATTTGCGTTATGTTCCGATTACCATTGCTCCGCCGGCACCTCCCAACCCGAAGGCGTCAATGGAGGCTCGTCCCGCAGAGGCGGCGGGTGGTGTCAAGATTACCCTGTAATTTGCTTCGTTCGTTTCGTCTCACCCAGGGGGTGATACTCCACTCACTCCGCAAATTACCCCAATACATTTTGGGTTCAAGATGGAGGCGGAAGCGGAGGAGTGTTAGGGGGCTCAGGGACTGGGTGATGGGGGGGGGGGCGACTGAAAATCATGACCCTCTCACTCCAAAAATTATCTAATCATATGATAGTAGTATATCATATTATTCTAGTTTTACAGACCGACACATGTCAAACGAAGAAAATATGGAAGGCTGCAAAAACAAAAGCAAACACAACGGTGATAA